CGGTCGGCGTAGTCGCCGCGATTACACCGTTTAATTTTCCGTTGAATCTGGTCGCGCATAAAATCGCCCCGGCGATCGCCGCCGGCTGTCCGATCGTCGTAAAGCCCGCTTCGAAAACGCCGATTACTGAACAGAGATTAGATAAATGATCAGGAAATGACGAGATAAATAGAAATGAAACGAAATGAAGGGAGATAAAACGGAACGAAAAATAAAAGAAGTTTTCAGGATGTGAAAACGATAAATCAGGCGTCGGAGGGGGGATTTACTTTGACGTTTTGGTCGAAAAAATCCTGGTCTTCAGGCGTCGGGCAAGATCCCGATGTGATGATGCCGAAGTCGAGATCAGGAGGCGGCAAATCGACGGCGATATTCGGATCTGATGATAGCGGAGACTTCTTTGGCATATTTTCTTGGGGTTTCATTGTTCAGTGCCTCAGCCCAACATTCAGCGATAAATTCTTTAATGTTCTTGCCGGCATAACCGGACACCTCTTCTTTGATCCCTGCACGCAACGCTTCCTTATATAAAGTACGGACCTCGTCCATGGCATCAAGGCCAAGCAGATCGTCAAGCTGATGACCCAGTTCGTGATCGACTACGCTCTTGATTGTATCGCAGCCGATCGGATGAAACGACGACCGGACAGACAAGGCCAACGCCTCATTGAAATCGACCGGCGTTTTGCCCCATTTCTCATTGACCGCGATGCCAGAAACCTGAGCCTGCTTCCAGGAATGCGCGAAAGCATTGCCTTTCATCTTTAACGGCTTGATCATACGCTCAGCGTATTGCTGCGCGATATCCTCGCTTATGCCGTTGTCCTTCAGCTTAGCAACATAGTCGGCGATCGACAACTCGCGCCAGCGCTTGAACTGCTGCTGCGCCGTACCGACAAACTTCTGATTCGTTCTAAGCTCCGGAAATTCCCGCAAATGCTCAAAAAGCGATTGATTCATCGCATTGGCGACCGCCGCATCGATCTTGCCGTAATCGGCAAAATCGACCAGGTCATTATCCATCGCCCATTTAGCCGCCAATTTCGCCGTTTTTTGCGGCTCGAAAACCTTGACGCCGGCCTGTTTTATATCAGTTTCCAAGGCTTTTGCAAGCGGTTTCGGCAGATCCTCCGCCTTTTTAAGCGCCGTATCCTTCAAATTTTCCACGATTCCGGCCCCAGGCGTATAGTCCCAGCCGTAATCGATGCCTTTCGGAATCGTATGCACCTCGCCATGGCGATCGACATGCTCATACGTGCCATCATCGGGAGCTTGGCCGCCGTTGTACTCGTCAGCCCGCACCGCCGTCACCCGACAGCGGCAGCCCCAGCCGTTCGGCGGGAAATGCGATTGCCAAAAAGGATCGTCATAGCGCAAGACCAGACCGTTCCAACTCTGATGCAATGGGCGGGGATGCTGGACCGTATCATTATGGATGTATTTCCAATACGGCCGGCTTTTTAGAAGCGCCGGATTCGTCAGTTGGGCGTACCTTCCAGCCGCATAGCTCGCCGACAGATTGGTCCGGTAAATCACGCGCGTGCGCCAGTCGCGGCCATCCGCGGTATCCTCACCAGTCCAGCCGTGCCAGCCGTTTTTCTTGACGATATTGTCGAATTCCTGCCGGAACCAGCCGATCGACTTGCCCTCGACGATCGAGCGGTCAACCGCCTGGCGCAGATCGTTCAACAGATCCGCCTTGGCCGCGCCGGCGACGACAAAAGCACGATCGTGCGCGCTTTTGATGATGTCGTCGTAATGCTGGGTCGGCAGGTTCAGCTTTTGCCGAAAATAATCGATCTGCTCGGGAAACGGCAGCGCGAACGGGCCATCACCACGGGCGTTGAAACCGATCTGATCGGGGCCGAGTTTCAGAGGCATTTAGTTACCGTTCTGCACGTCGAAGCGGCCAGCCAGATCCGCCGCAGCAAACGCCAACGCCATCACATTGCTCATATCCTCGCTCGGCAAATCGCCGTAGGCGTTCAGCAGCATGTCGCGCAGCTGCTCCAGGCTTTCGGCCTGATCGACCATCACCAGAATCCTGTCCATCCAGGCGCGGCCGGGCGCTTGGGCGTCTTTCGCCAGGCGTTCAGCCTGCAATTCCGGCGGCGTCAGCTGATCGACCGGGCTCGATAGGGCGGCGATGCGTAGCGACGTAGCGCCTACGGCCGGTGGATTCGGCTGCGTTTCCGGTGTGGCTGCCGATGCTGTGGCCAATACCGGTTCGTCGCCATCCGGCTCGGGAATCTTCAGTTTTTGGTGGGCATAGCGTGTTGGGATACGCATCCCGATTCCCGTCAACTTCGGCAGCGCGTCCGAATACAGCGCCAAATCGTCAGGCTCTTGCGTATCGCTGACGAAACTCGGACTGCGGTTGTCCGCAAACAGCCCGTTCAGCATCGCCATCGGATAGACCAGATACACGCCCAGCGACTGATCGACCTGCTTGGCGTCATCATCGCGGATGTCCATGCGGACTTCGTTGTGCACGTCGCCGAGCGCGCGGTTGCCGTTCGCGGCGGTCTGGCTGGTCAGCGTGCCGCCCAGAATCGCCTTCGATTCGCTGGCTTCGCACCAGTCGATCATCACCTTGAAGGCGTCGGCATTGCCACCGGCCGCAACCGTCGCCAGTTCCACCTGCATCGAATCGGGGATGATACCGGCCGCATGGTGGCCGATGCTCAGCACTGCCTTTAACAAATCCCGCTTTTCTTTGTCGCCGGCATTCGGCCCGTATTTGCCGATCCGGATCGGCAGGCCGTAGATTTCCAGAAACTCGGCCAAGTCGCGGACAGAATAATTCTTGAACAGGTACGGCCACGCCAGCACCCGGTGCAGGCCGGCCCGCGCCAGATAGCCCGAGCGCGACTTGTGCGTGTGCGGAATCCAGCCCCAGGGCTGCAGCGGCGCGCCGTAGGTCTGCGATGAGTCGCGCAGGCGCAGCGTGTTGCGGTCGTCTGGGTGGCAGGCAAACCAGCTTGGCGACCGGTGCTCTACCCGGTCCGGAAACCATAAGCCTTGCAGCGTGCGGCCCCATCCCAGCTCGATGCACGAATAACCGTGGCCGATCGCATCGAGCAGGTCCATGCGCAGATCGTCGATGTCCAGCTCGTCGCGGATCAGCATCTCCAGCGTCTTGGTGGCCTTCTTTTCCTTGGCAGAGGCATCGCGCGGCGGCTCCAGCGTCCAGTCCAGCTTTTTGACCGCCATCTTGCGCTTGGAAAGCTCGGCGGCGATGTGCGCGTCTTTCTCCTCCATGTCCATAAACAGCTCGGCCTGGGCGATCATGTCGCCCTGTTCGGCCTGGGCCAGAATCGAAGCCAGATCCGCCGGCGTCAGGCCCTTGGCCGGATGGCCGGCAAATTCACGGTGCAGAATGCCCATGCGCGGCGCGTCGGTCTGGCGTTCGCTCACGGTTTTCGGTGATATGGCTTGCTTAAACCAGTCGAGCAGATTCATGGATTAGGCTTCGGTAAAAATGAGTTATGAATTAAATGTTTTGGATGACACTCTGTGGCCATTATTGTCGATCGCTTCTACGCACATTCCGCGTCTGCAACACTTTCTGTTTTCTCTCTCCGCCCTACATTCCATAGTCGCAATACTTTTGAAGTCAGGATGCGAACTATGGCCATGATCAGTTCTGACGATTAAATCTGGGCACCAATTAAAAAAGAAATTTTTCATGTTTCATCACCAGGCCCCATCCACGGCCGTTAAAGCATCGTTACGCTTGCCCGCATAGCGGTCATTTTTCCCAGGCATCGGGTTATATTCAATGATCGATTGCGTGCCGGTGGCCGCATGAATCGCCAAAAAGCAGGCCCACGCCCGGTCGGCGTGGCCTGCACTGTCGGAGTCCGCGACAAAGCGCGGGCTTCCGGTTGCCGAGACTTCTTTTTTCAGCTTATGCAAATCATTTCTAAGTTCGGCGACTCCCGCGGGGATGCGTAGCCGACGGTCCTCGAACGTCTCCTTGCCTGTTGTCGCCAATAAGAGCTTATTCGGGCCGGTAAAAAGCACGCCCTCGACGCGGCTTGTGCCATAACGTCTTTGAGCATCTTCAACCGGCTTTTCGCCCATTCCTGTCTGGTCCATGCAGCAGCGCAAAACACGATATCGCGCAAATACATCGGCCAGAAGAGCATCCTGCTCAGCAAAACTAATACGGCGCTTAGCCACAATTTCACGTGTCCAGAGAACATCACCAATCACCTCAAAAATCCAAATTACAAACAAATCGTTCCGAGCCGCGATATCGACTCCCACGAAAACCGGTCCGCCGGTGTAATGCTCCGGAACGCCCGCATGATCGTGCTCGACGCTATTGATCAACTCAAACGACAACCAGGCCGAAGCCTCATCGAGCCATTTCAGCTCGAATTCCTGCGCCCAGGCGTCCTCGTCGTTCAACGCCTGGCGCATTTCCTCCACATCGCGCGGCAAGCCGTCCGCCACCGCCTGATAAATATCGACGGTATGGCGCGACCAGGCGCTGTCTTCGCTGGTGCAGAGGTCATAAAACTTGTTGCCCTTGCCGTTGGGCGTACTGGTCACGCGCAGCTTGAAGCCGGCGGAAATGACCGGAAACAGCGCGGTCCAGATCTTGCGGCTGTCGGCATGGAAGGCGAACTCGTCCAGGAAGACGTTCGCCGAGAAGCCGCGCGCGGTGTCCGGATTGGCCGGCAGCGCGGTGATCTTGTTCAACTTGCTGAGGACCACCTGCAGCGCCTTGCGCTTGAGCCCCGAGTCCTCGTCGTACCAGTCGATTTCCTCCACCCCATAGCTCGATGCGGCGCGGCCGTAGGCTTCCAGATGGCGGAATACGCCTTCTTCCATCGCCTCCCGCGCCTGTCGTTCTCCCCGCGACAGGATCACCCAGGGCGAACGTCTCCCGGCGGCCTCGGCTTGCAGGGCGTCGTCTACCAGTTCCAGCGTGGTCGTAAAGGTCTTGCCGGTCTGCCGGGCAAAGCGGCCGAGCTTGAAGCGGCTGTTGTCCTTCAGCCAGGTCTTCTGATAAAGATAAAGGTCGAGGGCGGTCATTTGAATGGAGCTATTGTTTCGTTATAGTCTGCAATCGCGTGTTTTACTGCCTTGACTACGCCCTCACAGATTCCAAACAATATGTAAGCCGGTAATGCAAATAATGCTCCAACGATGGCGCCGATTAGTGCATAGGCCTTCAACTCAAACGAGGCCATAAACTTCCCTCCGCACAGCCGCCAACGTGTCCGCATCCAGCTTTTTCGGCCCGCTCTGCGTCTCGCCGGCCTGCGTTTCCAACTTACTGAACGCCTTGTCAAGCTTGTCCTTGATGTCGGCCTGCCACTTCTTCTGCAACACGCTCGCCTTGGTCATATCCAGCACCGAGCGCGCCGCCTCTTTCAGCAATCCCACCCGCTCGCCAGGCTCGGCCTCGTCCAGATCCTGCAAGGTCACCATCACATCGAACAGCTCCGACTGCACCATCGAAATCACCGCCGCCGAGCGCAGGTCCGCATCGTCCGGCGCGGCTTCCGCGATCAGCTTGGCGGCCTCTGTACTATTGCGTACAGCCTGCAAGCGGCGCTGCAACTTGCTGCCGTGCCGATAGGCGGCGCTGCGCGAAAGCTCCAAGCCGTTGGCCTTCAGCCAGTCGACCAGGCCGTCATAATCCTTGAAGTTGCGCCGGATCAGCTCGCCCTCGAATGCGGCGCGCTGCTCCGGCGTAAAGTCGTCGATCGGCGACGGTCTAGGCACCGGATTTCTCCTGTGTTAGCTCCTTGAGCATATCCTTCCTGACCTGCGTCGATCTGTTCAGCAGCGCTTGCCATATGGCTTGCTGCTTTGGCGTCATTGCCTCTTTTAAATAGCTATCGAGAAAACCGGCCATGCCTTCGACATTCTTGGCGATATCGCTCGCCACCATGACATGCGCGAACACATCGATGATCTCTTTCTGCGGCGCTGACAGCGTGACCTTACGCGTCATGGTATTTCTCCGGCCGCGCAATACCCGGTTCTACCGGCACCGTATACTCGACCACGTCGATGCCGTAGCGGTCCAGCTTGCACTTCCAGCGGCCGTCGGGCTGCTTGTCGATCATGATCAGGTCGCGCTCGTGCAGATAATCCAGCTCCCGCCGGACTTCCTGCTGCGTCGAATCCGGGTATTCCGATTGCACCACCGAGAGGGGGATCTTTTCGTAGGCGCCTTCGGGGCGGGCGTTGTTCAGGGTCAGCAAGATCATCCAGCGAATCGTTTCGCGGCGGATCTTTTGCATGTCAGCCATCGTGGGTTCCTTTTAAAAATGCGTTTTCAAGTCGTATCGCCAGGCCGTCGATTTTGGCTTCGATGACCGTTTGGTTGCGCACATAATCCTCGCGCCGCACGTAATGCAGCGGCAGGTCTGCCTTCAGCGTCAGCACGTCGCGCTCGACGCGCCGCCATTCCTGTTCGTTGTCGCTGGCGGCCTGCTCCAACGCGGCAAACTTGTTGTCCCAGTGCCGGCTTGCCTCGATGCGCGCGGCCTCCATCGCCTGGAATCGCTCGTCGAGCCGCGCCATCACCTGCTTGATCAGCACCTTGCCGACCGCCCACAGCGCCCCGACAAAGGTCGTCATGATCGCGCCGGCGGCGACGAAAAGGGGCCAAAATTCCAATACGGTGCTCATCGGCTGACCTCTTTTTCCCAATCGTCCCGGCATTCGGTGCCGCACCAGCGCATGCCGACAGCCAGCGGCTCGCCGCAAAACAGGCATTCGCCGATCGCGATCGCCTCGGGCGTGTCGCGGTGCATGTGCTCACGCTGCACCCGTTGTTGTATTTCGATCTCCAGATCGGCGCGGTCGGCGATGTCCATTACCAGCCTCTTACTTCATGTCGTGAGCGTCTGCGCTTGCCTTTGCCTTCGCGATGAAATGCGATGGATTCCATGGGCATAGGCGACAAAACCATTCGCGGCACATGCTCACACGGGGCAGAAAATGCCAAGCCGGCTATCGCAGCGATAAACAGATGTCCACGGCGCATGTTATTTTTCCCGCTCCGCTTCATCCATCGCTTTATCGACTGCCGTCGCCGAGGCTTCGGCCAGTTTTGCCGCACCGACAACTTCTGCGTTACCGGTCGCTGCACCCACAACTTCTGCCGCAGGCGCTAATGCCCTTACAGTACGTGTCGCGAACTTGAGCAGCGATTTCAGCCACTCGCTAATTTGTTGCAGGGTCATAAATAGATCACTCCCAATCCCATAACCAAAAACGCCACCATCGCCCAGCAATAGCCATCAAAGCGGCCGCCGCGATAGTCCGCCAGTAAATACACCGTCAGCCGGTGTTCAATTCGTTTGCGCCATTCAATAAACACACTTCACCCCCGGCTGAAAGTGGTACAGATAAAGCGGCTGCGTCAGCTCGCCTTGGTATGCCAGCGTTAACCGGCACGGACTCGCGCAGCCGGTTAACGTGATTAGGCATGCAGCTGACCATGCCCTTATTTTGGCGGCCATGCTTCCAAAATGGCTTCGCGAGTCCCCGTATATTCGCGCAGCAGCTTTTCGCAGCCTGCATTGCAAGACAGCAAATCGCCTTCGTAAATGCTCATCTTGATGTCCTTGGCCAGCGGCGCCGGCGCGGGGATCTGCACACATGAGGATGCGGTCTCCCTTACTGTCGGGCCGCCATAGGATGCGGTCTCCCTTACGGTCGGGCCGCCATAAAAACAACCATTAATGTTCGCTATTGCGATGCACCAGATCAGCCAGAGCATCAGTTTTTGCCTTTTCATAGATTTCTGCTATTGCCGCTTGCTGGGCTTTTGATGCTTTTTCGACCTTGTGACCAACACCTAAAAAGCCGATGCCCAAATTGATGAAATAGAACACTTGGTCGCCGCCATGCAGCCCAAGAAAATAACCGCCTATGCCGTAAATAAAGGCCAGTGCAACGGCCGCCCAGGTTTTCCAGCCGCTCATTGTTTGTCGCCCCGGGCCAATGATTCACAAGCGCTGTCGAACGCCCAGCCGTACTCGCTATTCCACGATGCAAAATTTCCCGGCACGGCATTGCGCGCCGCGATCAGGCTGACCGTGGTCGCGCAGTCCTTCTTCAGCTCTTCCAGGAAGGGCTTGCCGGGCTCGGGGCCGCAATGGCGATCCCATGCCGCCTCGCCAGCCTCGTATTGCAAGCGGCTGCGCTCGCAGGGCGTCTCGGCCCGTGCCGATGCGCAAAGCGTCCACAGGGACAGCGCAACGATACACAACAAAACGCAGTTAACAACCTTCATTTTCATGATGCCTCCGGAGTCAAAAACAAAGCCCGCTCGGCCGCGCGCCGCGCAACCAAACCGTCCAGCACGGCTTTCTTGCCGTCCACCGTGCCGTAAATCCAGCGTCCATACTCATTAGCCGCGCCGGCATAGTCGCCCGCATGCAGCTTCTTGCGCAGCGTCGATTCGGCATAGTTGCCCTGGCCGATGTTGAAGACGAACGACGCCAGCGCGTCGAACTGATGCTGATTGAGCTTGACCGGCGTCACCGATCGCAAGAACAGCGCGGTCTGGTTAGCGTCGCGGTCGAGCAGGTCGGCCGCACGGGCCGGGCTGATGCGCAGGTTTTGCGCCTCTTTAGTAACCCGATGCGCGCGCTGGCATTCGCTGATAATGCGCTTGAGGGCGTCCATCGAAATGCCGAACAGATGGGCATCCCAACTGGGCACAAGCACATGACCCCAGCCTACCGTCAGCTTGTTCGAAGGGCACAAATACGGCGACAGCCGCAGCTGCTCATAGGTCTTGATGATATCCAGCCCGGACGGGCCGATCGTGTGCGGGTTGTTAGGGTTCACATGCAGCGCTCCGGATGGGTAGCGGTAAATAACGAAGTCCGGAGTAGTTTATCGGGGGCGGGTCGTGCGGATAATCCGAAGGCTTTCGGACTAGGCGGTTTAAGTAGGGGCGCGCCCTATATCAGATTCTCGGCGCCTTCCAGTTAGGATCGGCTTCCAGCTCGGCCTGGATGTACCAGAACCACTGCGATACAAACTCGCGGCGATCAGACGCCATCCAGGATTTTAATCGGTAATATTCGACGACATGCCAGTTCATCATGGCATCCCGAACAGATCGAATTGGTCCGCTTTAGTCTCCTCGTTGCCGAGAATGGCCGAAATCTGGCGATCGGTCATGCCATAGCGCCGGGCTAGCGTGAACAGCGTCGCCCCGGCCCGGCGTTCCTCGCAGATCTTCTGGTTGCGGAGGGTGCGCAGCGCCGCGGCGGCGCGGGGAACTTTGATGATCTCGCCTGCAAAGGCGTCGCAGAACTTCTGCGCCCGTTCGACGCCCAGCCAAATGACCAGGTTATGCATCGCGTCCAAATTTTCGGGTTTAATGACGAGGATGGTGCCGCCGCCTGCGTGTTCGAGCAGCAGCATCGCGGTATCGTTGCCGCAGTATTCGGCGATCTCGCGCAGTTTGGAGGGTAACAGGTGAAGGGGGAGGTCAATCATGGGCGGGGGCCGTTGAATAAGACCCCCGCATTTTATCAAACTAAGGGCTAGTTATTAGGATAGGCTTTATTTTGGCGTATGGCCGCCAGGCCATACGATCCAAATGGTGATAAACGGCAAGATGTTAACGCAGAGGCGGCGGTTGTAGGCCGACCCATACACTGCTCCAACGCCATAAAACACCCATTTTCATTAGGCTGACGCCTTGGGCATCTCGACGCGCTGCTGCCAACGCTTCAGCACATCGATCACCCCGCTGGCCTGCTTCTCGCTGAGCCATTGCAGCGCCTCGATGCCGGTCTGCCGCTTGACGTAGGCGTTCAAAGACGCCTCGGACGGATCGCGCACCGCGCCGATACCGTGCAGATGTAGCCACAGCGCGCGGATCTTCTTCGACTGCGCATCGCCGGCCAATGGGCGGTTGCTGGTATCGGCCTTGGCCTTGACCTTGAAGCCGGCCCGCTTCATCGTCTCGACCGCCTGCGTCAGCTTGCCGATGTCCAGCGTGGTCGCCGAATACCGGCCGTCGGCGTTCTTGGTCGCGCCCTGCATCGGTAGCCAGATGCCATAATAGAATTCATCGTCATAGCCGAGCTGCTGTTTGCCGACCTGGAGCAGCTTGTATAGGCGATTGCGGTTGTCGGTTTGTTTTTTTGCGTCCATTAACCCTCCTGTAATAGGCCGTCAATAGCCGCGTCAAGATCGCAACCAACCCAACAACCGCCGTCTTCATTGTCGTAACCGACAAACAATGAGCCCTCTTCATTTTCAGTTCTAAGCCGGCGGTATCTCGTCGCATCCAGTTTGTCTGCATGACAGTCGGCAATGAACTGGCGCAGCCTTGCCTCGTCTGCCTCTTTCACGGAAAATCCGAGCGGTTCTTTGCCGTCACAAAGGTCGATCATTACCCAAACCATCACAGCCCCGCAATATCAAGGCTAATGCGCACGTACTTATCTTCGTTGCCGACCCGCTCGTACAGCGACAAATACTCCTTGCTGTGCGATGCCTGCATGCTGTCCCGAATCGCATCCATCGCCGCCAGCCATTTCGGGTCGTCTATCTTCAGCTTGAACAGGCTGATCACGCGGCCCTTGTTGATGTTGCCCTCCTTGTCGGTCTGGAAGGCGTGTTCCAGCAGCGCGCGGATTTCGCCTCGGCTGCCCTGCGCCCATTCGTGTATCAGTTCGTCGATCAATTGCTTGGCGACTTGCAGGCGCTCATCGAAGGCGATGTTCGCCTGGTTCTTGATCTGCACCCGGTACTTGCCGTCGAAGCTGGTCAGCGTCACGTTGCCCTTGGCGCCGCCGATCTGCGTGTCGTATTCGGCGGCGGACAGGTCGATGAAGGCGTCTATCTCGGTTAGCGTGCGGTCCTTAAAGTCGCGCATCGCGGCTTGCAGGTGGCGGCTGTTCTTGATGATCTTGTCCACCAGCTCGTCTCTGATCAGGTCGATTTCGTCGATCTGCTCGACGGGCACCAGGTGCCCGAGCGCGTTGCGCTTGTACTGGGTATTGATCGGTTGTTCTGCTACATCACTCATGTGTTGCCTCTTGGGGTTGGTTACGTTCACGTTCTTTCTGTTGCGCCATCGCGGTCAGCTCCGCAAAGCTGATCGATGGCTCCTGCTGGCCTTTCAGCGCGGCTTTCATGCCGGCCAGATGCTGGCCGACATCCTTCATGCCGCCGCTGCGCTGTTCCTGCTCCCGCGCCGGCGGCTGCCGGCGTTGCTGCTCGACCTTGGCTTCCAGCTTGGCCTCGGCGGTCGCCGCCTGGCTGATCAATATCTCGAACAGGTAGCCGTGGTTTTTCAGCGGCGTAGTCAACGGCTTGTCCTTGTGCCGGATCATGATCTCCTTCAGCCCGGCCGCCCAAACGAACTGCGCGATCTGGTGCTCCTTGCCGTTGCGGCTGATGCGCTCGGCCAGGATCATCGGCAGCAGTTCGGCCAGGATGTCGGCGACCCGGTCGAGGGTCAACTGCCGCTTTTGCGGGCGAAACAGGGTCAGGTACTGGATGATCAGTTTGCCGAGCGGCGCAGGCAGATTCAGCGCCATCTGTACTGCGTCGCGGGCGCCGTCGTGGGCGACGATAATGTCCAGGCTCATCAGGGCGCCGCAGGATGGGCATGCCAGCTTCATTTGCGCTCCCTGTGCGGCAGTTTGCGCAAGCACCAACCCGTTCCGCCGGGCGCATCGAAAGGGCAGGTGCATTCGGGATAAAAACAATACTCCGGCTCTTTTCTTTCCGCGCTTTTCCACTCGGCCGCCGCTATCTGCTTGGCCGCTGCTTTAAGATCAGCCGCCGCCATCCGCTCGGCTATAGTCCCCCGCCGGCTGAGCGGAGCCGAAGCCCTGATCATCTCCCGCAGCAACTGAGCCATCATCAGGCCTATGCCGATCAGTCCGATCGCGCCAATGCCAACGGCCAGGGCCAACACCGGAAAACCTTGCGCTGCGTTATGCGACATGCACACCTCGCGTTTTCCATTTGACCGGCGGATGATAGTCGTGGAACGCCTCGACATAGCAGGCGCCGCGGCGCTCGACGGTATGCGTGCGTTCGAAGCGGTTGTCGGCGGCTTCTTGCAGCGCATATTCGTTCATCGTGTCGAACACCTGGCCCGCCGCCCGCTGCCGTGGCAGCAGCGCATGTTCGGCGACCAGGCCGATCGAGTCGCGCTGCTGCTCGTCCATCAACTGCGCGCCGAGCAGCACAAAGGCCGGCCCGTTTTGCAGGTAGGCCAGCAGCGTGACGTTGGCGCCTTCGCGGCGGTTGCCCAGCAGGTGCCGATTGGAGAAATAAATGTGTATCGAACGTTCGTTCTGCTCCGGCGCGGTCATGAATAGGTCGAACGAGAGCGCATGCCGGCTACGCACCCGATACATGGCTTCCAGTCGGCAAAACAATTCGCCGAAACGCTCTACCTCTTGATCTGAATAGTTCATTGCCAATCCCCCTGTATTCTGATTTGTTTGGTGTTTTTAACGCCGTTCCGCCGAGCCCGCTCGATGCGGCGCTGGCGATCGGTTTGTGCATGGGGCGCGTCGAACGCCCCGGTAATGAATTTCAGTGCAGTTTCGTTGTCCAGCCGGTCCGGTCCTATATTGCGTCCTGCCAGATCCTTTTTGCGGTTCTTATCCAATTCCAACCAAGACACAATATCCGCGCGTCGCCACAGCATCCGCGGTCCGCCGGCGCCGGTGCGGCCATTCAGCGGTTTGGGAAAGCTGCGATCGTCGCGAATTTTCATGTGGGTAAAGCCCGGCGTTTTTTTGCCACACAATTCAGCGACCTGGTCGGCATTGATAAACTCTGGAAGACTTTTTTTCGCATCACCGGTCGCATCGATCTGGTTAGCCATTACGCCTCCCGAATCAAATCCGCCGAAACCTTCGGAAATCCCAGCGATGCGGCCTGATTCAGCGCCGCCGTGACCAGGTTGTTCACCATCAGGGGGTACACCAGGCTGATCGTTCCCCGGTCGTTCTTGCCGCCCTTGCTGAAGATCAGCCGGGCGCGCAGGCCGTCCAGCGCCCCGGCCTCGAATACCTCGTCAAACGCCTTGCCGACGCGGTCGAACTTGAACTTCAGGTAAGCGTCCAGGTGGCTGTCCAGCGGCGCCAGTTCCACCAGCTCGCATCTTTGGACCACCTCGCGCACTTCCGGCGCCCGCTCGCTGAGCTTGGTTTTCAGTTCGGTCTGGCCGATCAGGATGATCGACAGCAGCTTCTTGAAGCCGTCCTCCAGTTCGAAGAAGCGCTTCAAATGCTTCAGCGTCGGCACACTCAGGCCGTGCGCCTCTTCGATGATCAGGCAATGCACGAAGCCGGCCTTGCGGCTGTCCTTCAGCAATCGGTGCAACTGGCGGCCTTTCGCCTCCATCGTCTGCCGCGGCTTTTCCAAGGGGCTCAGCGCATGGATCATCGAGTCGGCGATCGATCCGGCCTTCAGCGTCTTGCCTTTCATATCGTTGTCTTCCATGCCGAGCACGTAGGGTTCCATGATCACGATCGGCGCGTCTTCGCGGGCGATGCGGTCGATCAGGTCGCGGCGCAGGGTGGACTTGCCGCTGCCGGACTCGCCGGCCACCGCGATAAAGCCGCCCAGCTTGGCGGTGCTCCACATCGCTTCCCGCACATAGCGGCTGTCCGGCGTCACGAACACGTCGCCGGCTTCGGTCACGTCGTTGTCGAACGGATCGCGGAACAGGCCAAAATGTTTGCGCGCTTGTGGACTTAAGGTTTGCTTTCGTAATAGCATATCAATGCCCTCCTGGGCGTTATGGTTGTTTTCCGCGTCCTCTGCAACTGGCGCGGGTTCGAAGTGCGCGGCCGAAACCGCGATGCCCTTGGCCGTCAACACCGCCGTAATCGATGCCTGCAACGCATCGCGCGGTGGATTTGTCGGCCAAATGCCTTTGTTTAAAAGTTGTGCGATGGTCGATGGGCTCAGGCTCACCTTGCGCGCCAGGCGCGCCTGGCTCATTCCCTTGCGCTGTAGCAGCGTTTTCAGTGGCAGCATTGTTCCGCCCGCTCTACGTTGGCTCGCTCCGCAGCTCCGGCCGCGAACAATTCCACCAATTTCAATCGCACCGCATGGACCGCTTTTGCTGCATTCGATGGTGTATTCAGTGTCTCGCCTACGGGCGCTTGCCGCATGCAATTGACAGCAACTTGGCCGTTCGGCGCGTCTTCGATCACCAAAATGAACTTAGCCATGCGCACGCTCCTCGCCGCGAATATCCGCATCGATCGCCGCCAGAAGGTCCGCGTCGTACTTGCTCATGTGGACCCTCACGTTCTTGTGGAACAGGGCCTTGCGGGAAAACTGGCGATACAGGATCAGCAGTTCGGCATCGGTCTTGCCCGCTTCGGCGGTCGTCGACTGGGCAACGCTTTCGGGCTTCAGGTGTCTCTTAAAAAAGCTAAGCATTCAAAATTCCTCGGGTTTAATTAACAGTTAGGGTCAAAGACTTGTTCGATCGGCTTATCTTTTGCGTCGTCCGTTTTGTAATAGTTGTGTCCGTTGCATCTAGGGCATACCAACGTCCTAAATCCGCGTTTATTCACATCGCTTTCGATTCGCTCCCTTATCAGGTGCTTGTTCCTACAGCGAGTGCATTGCACAATTTCATCGCGCTCTGGGTCTTCGTCGAGCACTTTGGGTTGCTCCATAAATCCTCCTAATCAAACAGCTTTCAAATGTGCCCGCCCGGCCGCCGTGCGTCCTGCACGGAGGTCAGCAAGCACCTCTTCTAGTTCCGGCTCGGTCGCACCATCCGGAAACCGGCGTTCCAAGTCAGCCCGTATTTCTGGCCGAAACTCACTCTGCAAATGCCCACGCAGCCAGACCATCATTTGCACAATGTTCTTGCGCTTTTGCTCGGTCTCCGACGCACGCAATGCCAGATCCTGCGCCTTCGGCAGCAAGCGTTCAGGCAGCTCGCCTTGTCCCAGGTGCGAATGCGCGACCATGCCCTTGCCGTCGTTAAACTGCTGAAACGGCCGCACGTTCTTGCGCAGCAGCGCCTCCGCCTCGTCCAGGTTCACATCGCCGTAAGCGGTGCGGGCGATGTCCTTGGCTGCCTGCTCGGCCACCGTTAGCGGTGCGGCGCGGTGTTCCTCGCCGATTAGCGCGGCGCTTTGCAGCTGACCGAATTCGGTAAACTCGGTCTCCGGCATGACCTCAACCAACAGCGGTTCCTGGCCTAACCGCTCGATCTCCACGCGCACCGCGCCGTCGGCCAGCAGCATCGGCATCACCTTGACCTTGTCGCGTTGGCTGTAAAATTCCGCCCATTGCGTCAGGTCGTACACCCGGCTCTTGCCTATTTCCGGGTGCACAAAGGTAATCAGGCCGTCGCGCACCTGCCGCGATGCTTCTTGGCCCGTCAAATACCAGGCGCATACCTTGCGCTCCGGCATCTTCACCAACGCGTCCGGATAACGCAGAATCAACTGCCACAAATCATCACGCACATGCTTCTCGCCATCGTGCCGACGCACCCGGCAATCCACATGCTTGATCATGTTGGCGTTGTAGTCGCGCACCCAACGCTCGGCGGCCTCGTTCAGCTCTTCCACGCTGCTGACCGGTTGTTCGCGCAGCCGCGATTCAAAGTGCATTTCCACGATGTGGTTAGCCTTTTCCACGCCGCCCTTGACCCAGGCGTGGTGGGTGGCGTGGGTTTCGTGTACTACGCCCAAGGCGTCCAACAGGCGCACGATGCCGCTGCTGGTATTGGCGCTGCCTTTGTCCCACAACAGCCGCTTGGGTAAGCCGTGCGACAGGCGCTGTGGCTGCTCGCCCCAGGTGTGCAGCAAAAAATCGAACAGGCTGGCCTGGTTCTCGCCGGCGGCTTGGTAATACTTCACGTCGATCGATGCCGAGGCATGGTCATAGCGTGTATAGCGCCATACCTTCAGCTTGACCCGCTCCATTGCCGCCGGCTTGTTCTTGTTGAACTCGGCCTCGGTCATCATCATCTGCCGGTTGCCCATGTAGTAGATCAGGCACAGCGACGGGTCGATCTCGTGTACCGCGTTCGGGCATTCGGCGCGCAGCCTGCCGTGGTTGCGGGCGTTGGCCTGGCTTTTTACGTCCAGCTTGCGGGCGCGTAGCAACCGGTTTACCTGGGCGACACCCACATTCACTTCCAGGCCGTTGGCGTCGGCGATGTTCATCGCCACGGCGGTCGGTTTGGTGGCTTTGCCGTTGGCGCGCACCGATACGCTTTTAAACGCCGCGATGTGGTCTAACGTTTGTTTGGATAGGCGTGTCATGCCGGTATCGCTGCGCTGCTTGCGGCCGGACTGATATCCGGCAAATAGTGCCAACCACTTCCATACCGTCTGCTTGCTGCGGCTATGCATCGCCGCAAACTCGTCCACCAGCTTGCCGCCTTGCCCGTGCGCGGCGGCGTCCAGTTTCCGCTTCAGTTCCAGCAGGCATTCCATCATCTCCGCGCTTGGTCGGTTCATCACCATCCACTCCTGCGTCCTGTTGTTCACGACTGCGCCAACCAACGGATGCGGGCGTCGCTGAAGGCGCCCAGGGTGCGGTCAAAGCTCATGCCCAAGGCTTCCAGCATGTCCGCGCATTCGTTATGGATGCCGACCAGTTCGGCCGCCAACATTTCCCGCGCCCGATTCAGCGCCGCTTCCTCGGCTTCCGACGCGGGCTCTATCTTCATCGCCTGTTCGCGGATCACATCGAGCGAACCCAGTCCGTGCTTGATCTTTTTGCGGCTGGCGTCGATCTGATCCAAATAGCCGCCAAACGCCGCCGGCCAATCGATATGCGCAAACTGCGGCCGGTCCAGGCGTTGTCTCTCCAGTTCAATGTCCAGTTCGGTGATTTTCTTTTCCTTGTTCTGAATGACGCCCTCTTGCGAAGCCACCCGTTTTTTCAGCTCGGTGTTTTCGGATGCCAGCGTTTCCTTCTCGCGTTGGTGCTTGGCGGCCAGCTGCTGCATCAAGTCCAGCGCGTTGTCCAGGCTTTCGGATTCGATCGCCTGGGCGATGATTTGTCTGTCGTCGTTGGGCAGGGCTTTTAAGGCGTTGTAGTCGCGTTGGCGGAAGCCTAGCTTTTCAGCCTGTTCGTAAAGTTCTGATCCCAGTGCGTTGTAATTTCCTATGAGCTGCTGTACCCGTCGTGCAGACTTACCAAGGAAAACCTCGCAGAACTCCTCAAAAAGCGAAACGTGTTTCGTGTTTCCGTTTTCGTCCTGATATGGCAAGCCCTTGTATTGCTTGGTTTCCTTGATTTTCATAGCGGTTTCAGCAATGAATTTACCCGAAACCGTTTCGTAAAATTGTGCCGCTTCAATCCGTCCCAGTGCCTTGATCGCATCAAAGCTGCCCATGATCACCGCATCGGCGGCGGCTACGGCGTTGTTCTCGCTGCGAATCTCGGCCAGGGTGCTATTTTCCTGGGATGCGTCGGTAAATTGTTCGACTTGCGTGTCTGTTGGGGTACGTGCCATCGTTTATCCTCTGTTCAATCGGTTTTGTGATTCGGCTATCCGTTCAGCGGCGCTATTCAGCGACTTCAAAATCTGTACGGCATACTGTGCATGGCGGTGGCTTGGCCTGATACGTCCTGTCTCCGGGATGCGTTCGGCAAAGCCGGCTGTCTCCAGGGTGGCGACATAGCGTGTGATGTCGCTCGCCGAAAATCCGGTTTCCCTGGCCAACTCGGTATTGTTGAAGCCGTGGGCAAAGTTGCGCAGCAGCACATCCAGCACGGTCAATACCTTCAGGGCGCTTTTTGTATCCTGTGTCGTTCTTGTTTTTGTTGTCATGTTATTCTTCGTCAAACGGCAGTTCGGGTTGATGCGATTTTTCGACGTTCATCTTGTGCCAGGCGAGTTGCTCAAGCGCGGTTTGTATTACCGAGATGGTTTCTTCGGTGCTGATCTTGTCAGCATTGAAATCCAACAACGCGCCAACGGTATTGTTAAGGGTTTGTTGTAAAGCCAGGATGTCGCCTGACTCCAGTTTTTTTCCGCGAGGGATGTCGATTACCAGCTTGCCTCCGGATACCGCCAGCCAACGACTGACCAGATCGATACCGCAAGCATGTTCAAACGGCTTCAGCATGCGCAGCGGTAGGTTGCAAGTTTCCACCCATTTGTAAAACGTCCACTTGTTCACCTCGCCCATTAATTCGGCGATGTTATCGACTGAGCGGTTGTGATTTTCGCGGGCATGGTCAAGGCACAGGTCGATCGACTGGCGAAGATTGCCGGGTTGTACGCGTTTCCAGTTGCGTTTAGCCATTGGAACCCCACAGAATCAGAGCTTCCAAACAAAATCCGGCTTTGCATCTGGTGAAAAATTGTTTTAAAGTGCAAAAATATTCCCGACTGATAACAGACGGGAGAAACCGATGAGCGAAAAAGATTTTGACGAACTGGCAGGCCGCATAGAAGGCTTGGCTAATTTTGTTTTGAGCGTTGCCGCGCAGCTTGAAATGAATGGACATATTGATGGGCCTCTATTTACTGATCGAATCCATCGTTATGCGGCTGAACGGACTGTGCCAGGCCAACCCGAGTGCACGGCGGCGGCTCGTCGAATGCTGCTTGGGCTGGCTGATGAGTTTGACCAAATGCGCGCAAATCGTCGTTTTCACAATAATCAATGACTTTTGAGCCAATGAGGGGCGCATCGAAGGACGCGCCCCAATCATTCTGAGCTGCCGGCGCTGGCACAGGTGCAAGCAGTGGATCGATGGTTTTCCAAAATTCTTCTGACATGGCGTCCTCGATCGGGATTATTGATGGGCGTTGAATCGATACTTGCCGCTTTTCAGCAGGCAAACCGAAGCGGTCGAAATGCCCAAATGCCGGGCGATGTCGGCGCCGGATAGCCCTTGTGCGGTCAGGTCGAGCACTTGGGCTTCGTCTTCGCGGGTAATCGGCCGGCACTCGCGGCGCGGCTTGCGCTGATGGCTTTCCAGCAGGGCGGTATAGCGTTGGGTCACGTCCAGCGCCTGGGCCAGCGCCGCGATCGACGATTGCGTGGTGGCAGACAGCACGGCCAATTGCGATTGAATGCCGCGCAGCACGTCCAGCATCTCGGGAGACGTGCCGGCGCCCTGCGGCTGGTTCAGCCCGGACCAATGCCGCCAGAGCACTTCGTCGCATTCGTTTTGATAGCGGATCAGCTTGTCGCGGAGATCGGGGCGGACTTTGTTGGCGCTGATGCTGAATAAATAGGCTGGCAATTTGCGGACTGAAATGCAGATCATGTGCTGTGTTCCGCCTGGCGAAGGTGTGTTGATATCGACACACCCTAAACGCTCGCCCAGGCCATAGTTTTTGATTTTTTGAACCTGGCTACTCCAGGATAAGCCGAGAGCTTCGGCAATAGGCCTCAAAGGGGTATACGGCAATCCTTCGTGATCGGTGAGGAACAAGGTATCTTCCTGGAAGGGGACGGGAATGAAGTTTTGCATGACGGCCTCCTAAGCGGCTTTTTGGTTGATGAACGTGGTCAGCTTTTCGGCGATCTCGCGGCCCTTGCCGTAATGACCCAGGCGCTGGCCGCGCACGACATCGGAAACGTCGCGGAAACGGAAGCCGTTTTCGGCGGCCCAAGAGGTTAAGGTGTAGCCCCGCTGACGCAGGGTGTGTTTTACGGTGTTGGGATCGAAGTTGGGGGTGGTCATTTGTAATTCCTATAACAGTTAATAAGGCGGCATCGCGGTTAAAAATATACACCACCATTTGGTGGGTGTCAACATATTGGTGTATTTATGGAAAAAACAGGTCGCGCAGAAATTGCAATACGACTAGTTGAGGAGCGGGCTAGGTTGGGATTTAGTCAGCGAGATTTTGCGGAAAAATTATCCGTAAGCAATGAAACGGTCAGGCGATATGAGATGGGGCAACGCGAAATGGGGGCTGAGTTTATTGCAAATGCAGCTACATTAGGTGTCGATGTGCAGTATGTGTTAACGGGGGTCGCTTCCAGAAACAGAGCTGAAGTAGAAGCAGCTATTCAGCCTGTCGTCTCGATTAATAGGAGCACGAATGTCATCGGTATAGTCAACGGAGGCACTGTCAATCAGATCAAAACCGATAAGCATGTAACAACTGTCAAGGCAGAAGTTAAGCCTGGCGATGAACATATTACGCAAGAGCAAGCAGCTACGCTGACGGCTTTGGTCAATGAAATCGTTGAGTTAGAAAGCAAACTCAAACAGAAACCCAAGACGCATCGTTCTGTCTGGGGGTCTCTTAATGCGCATATGAGCGTAACGCGCTATTTACTGATTCCGGCAATGGGCTATGACAAAGCGGAAAAATACTTGCGTCAATGGATTGGCCGACTCAATTCCATGTCATCGGCTCCGATAAAGGACGGAGATGCTTGGCGTAAGCGTAAGTATGCCTACATCAAGATCAACTCAAAAAACGATCCTGCTATCGTAGAACGCTATATCGCAAAGAATTTCAGCGCATCGAGTTTATCGGATCTATCCAATGATGAGCTCGAAAAGGTGTATCGATATGTCGCTGCTAAAAAACGCGGTTCATAATGCAACCGGGTTCTGAAAAGTGCGTAGTTCGTAGGGTACGCTGCGCGTACCTTTCTAAATATTGAGCACGTTCGTAGAGAAAATGGGAGGTAATTATGTGGTTGGCGATTATTATTTTGGTGATGTGTCTTTTGGGGTTCAAGGTAGCCATCAATTCCTTCAGCAAGCCGCCTAAAAAGCCGGCTGCTACGCCGGATCGACAGACGGCGCAACCCAGAATCTCCAGCGTAACCCAGCCCGGCGGATACGCGGCCGCCGATATCGAGGGCGCAATCAATTCCGGCAATTGGGATTGGGCCAGGACTGCCCTGCAAAAGATGGCTTATGAAATGGTAGGTGATCACGTCAGCCAGCAAGAAAAGGACAGCTTCAAGGCGCTGATGACCCGCTTCGCCGAACAAGACCCGCTTTACCGCGAGGTGATGGCCTTACTGTTGCCAGTCATCCAACAAAACCAAGGCATTCTGCAAAGCAAGATTTACGGCTTTGCGCCAGGCTACGACCAGGAAACACTTCGCTATGTGCTGTATTTCGCGCATGAGCTAGGCCATATCGTTCGGCTAAAGCAGGGCCGCAGTTACAAATTATTGCCGCCTGGCGAAACGATAGATGTTTAGCTACAAGATTGAACCAGACGCCCACAGAGCGCCTAAGCGCTTCTCACGGCTATAACGTATCGAAAAAATCCCGCCCGCGCCGTCTGCCCCGTTTATAAACGTTTATGGCGCGGGTTTCTCGTCATGTCGCGGGCTCAATTCGCCGCATCGCGCAAATGCGCCGCGATGATGTCCAAAATTTGGGTCTTGTCATCCCCCGATATCCCCAAGAACGGCCGTGCCGGAATATCCCCCCACAAATTCGGAAACTCGGAGCGGCTGCCGCCAAACTGCTGCATGGCCGCATATTCCATGCTGCTGCCGACTGCCAGCGTATTGTTTCCGAGCAGCTGCGCATGGATCTGTTCGCCGAGCGATCCATGCTCGGTCAGCGGCTGATTGCGTCCCTTGCGCTCGACCGTGACCGGGCTGTTATCCTCCCAATGGCCGCCGTCCGGACCGGTCAGCGCCCCGAAGCGCCGCTTGGTCGATTCGACCAGATGCTCGCCGATCTCGGATAGCACAGGGTTGAGATTGCCGGCGGTCGCCAGCAAGTTGTTCAGCGCGCGGCGGATCTCCTCATCGTTCAGTTCTATCGTAGCCATTTGATGGATGCTCTAAAATTGGTCAGGCTATAGCCTACACCCCTCCGCTCAAAACCCCCATTGCGAAGCCTTTCGCATTATGCGCCCCGCGTCATGCCGGTACACTGACCGCCATGAAACGCAAAACCGCCCCCAACATTGCCGCTTTGTCCCTGGCGCTGTCATCCGATGGCGGCGCCTTGCAACTGCTGCCCTCAGGCCGGTTCGACGCCCCGCGCGGCGCGTTGGCCGGCCAAGGGCCGTGGACGCTGACAAGCGATGCCGCCGCCCGTGTCATCGCCAAGGTCGGCCAGCGCATCAACGACATGCTGATCGACTACGAACATCAGTCATTGCTCAGCGCAACAAACGGCAAGCCGGTGCCGGCCGCCGGCTGGATCAAACCCAACTCCTTATATTTCGATCCGGAAAAGGGCCTGATGACATCTGGCTTTAAATGGACAGATGGGGCCCAGGCGGCGATCGCCTCCGACGAATACCGCTACCTCTCTCCGGTGTTTTCTTACGATAAAACGACCGGCGAAGTGCTCGACCTAATCAACGTGGCTTTGACTAATAGCCCGGCCATCGACGGTATGGATGCCGTTACCGTGGCCGCGGCCGCTCAATCCCTAATCAACCCCATCCCCGAGGAGACCCCAATGGATGAACTGCTGGAGCGCTTGCGCTACTTGCTGAACCTACCGATTACCGCCGATGCGGCTGCGATCTCTGCCGAGCTGGATAAGCTGAAAAGCATGATCACGCCGGACGTAGCGGCCGCCGGTTCCGGTGTGTTCGGATTGCTGACCGCGCGCGACGCCGAAATCGCCGCGCTGAAAACCGCCGCGCCGGACCCGGCTCACTATGCCCCGGTCGCCGTAGTGACCGCGATGCAAACCGAGCTGGCTGCGCTGAAGGCGAAAGATACCGACCGCGACATCAATGCGCTGATCGAACCGGCCCTGGCCGATGGCCGTCTGTTGCCGGCGCAGGAACAATGGGCTCGTGGCCTTGGCAAGTCCGATATGGCCGCGCTGACAGCGTTCATCGGCAGCGCGCAACCGATTGCCGCATTGTCCGGCATGCAGACGGGCGGCAAGGCGCCGGCGGTCGATCATGCGAGCGGTTTGACCGCCGACGAGCTGGCGGTGTGCTCCGCGCTGAACATCGGCGCCGAAGAATTCAAAGCAACGAAAGAGGCTAAATAATCATGGCTCTAACAGTAGACCGTAACACCCCATCGCGGGCCGGGCAGCAATTCAGTTATCCGCTGGCGGCCGTCAAGGTTTTTGCCGGCAGCATCGGCGCGATCAATTCCAGCGGCTATTTGACCAAAGGCGCGGTTGCGACCGGCCTGGTCTGCGTCGGCCGCATCAGCGAACAGGTAGACAACAGCGCCGGCCAAGCAGGCGATGTACGGGCGAACGTGGAAAACGGCATTTTCCGTTGGGCCAATTCCGGCGGCGGCGACGCCATCGCCTTGGCACAGGTCGGCAGCGTCTGCTTCATCGTCGACGATCAAACCGTTGCGAAAACCAGCGGCGGCGGTACACGATCCCCGGCCGGCATCATCGAAGATGTCGATAGCGATGGTGTCTGGGTCCGCATGGGGCAGGACGCACTCGTCGCTCCAGCCGGCGCCTTGCTGGCAGCGAGCAATCTATCGGATTTGGCCGCGGCGGCAACGGCGCGCGCTAACCTGGGCGGCGGTGCGAATAAGATGCTGCTGGAGATTCGCGACATCAACCTGGTCGGCGCAACCGCTGAAGTCAAGCGCGTGGTCTCGCCGATTGCCGGCACCATCAGCAAGATTTACAGCGTGATCGACGGCGCATTGACGACCGGCGACGCCACGCTGACTGCGAAGATCGGCGCTGTTGCCGTGACCACTGGCGCCATCACCGTCACCCAGGCAGGCAGCGCTGCCGGCGACGTGGACAACGTAACGCCGTCGGCCGCGAACGTACTGGCTGTCGGCGATGTGCTGTCGATCACCGTCGGCGGCACCAACGATGCCGCGAAACTCGGCCACGTAATCTTTCTGATTACCCCTAGCGCCTAATACGGAGCAATAAAACGATGAAATCACGAAAATTTTTAGTTTATGGCCTGACCATCGTGCTGGCCATCCTGGCGCCGATGTTGGCGTTTAACGCCTTCGCGGTCGGCGACTCCGCCGATCACGTACATGACGCAGTCGCCGCAACCATCGGTTTGCCGGTCGCGTTCGGCGGCATGATCGTCAACAAGGCGACGATCAATACGATCTTCACCGGTCTCAAAACCGTCTTCAACAATGCGCTGAAGGCGGAAGTCGGCAACTGGCAGGCGACCACGATGGAGATCTTGTCGACAAGCAAAAGCGAGGATTACGCCTGGCTAAGCCGCTTCCCGATGATGCGAAAGTGGGTCGGCGAGAAGTCGGTAAAATCGCTGGCGGCCGGCAAATACACCGCGATCAACGAGGACTGGGAAACCACGATCGCCGTGCTCCGGAACGACATCGAGGACGACAGTCTCGGCATCTACAATGCGCAGGCCCAAATGGCCGGCGACAGCGCCGCCGAGCTGAACGACATCATCGTCGACAGTTTGAAAAACGGTGCATTTACCAACACCGGCATCGACGGCCAGTATTTTTACGATACCGATCACTCGGTGGCCGGCGCGTCGGTCAGCAATAAGCTGACGGCAGTCTTGAGTTCCGCGACTCCGGCGGCGGCCTTGGCCAGTTACGGCGCGGCGCGCACCGCGATCATGAAGTTTAAGGACGACGAAGGCATGCCGCTTCGCCTGGTTCCGGACACACTGGAAGTGCCGCCGGCGCTGGAAGCGGTCGCCAACAAACTGATCAACGCGGACAAGCTCGACGACAACAGTCCGAACCCTTATAAGGGCACGGCCACGGTGATCGTCAATCCGGCGCTGACCTCTGATACCGCCTGGTTCCTGCATGTCACCAGCAAGGCCGTTAAGCCGTTCATCGTGCAGATGCGCAAGCGCCCTGAATTCGTCTCGCAAACTTCGATGGAGAATGAGGACGTGTTCATGAAGGCCGAGTACAAGTTCGGCGCGGAAGCGCGGGCGACAGGCATTTACGGCTTCTGGCAGTTGTCTGTCGGCAGCACCGGTGCGGGTTAATAGGAGTTGATGATGGCTGCAACCACTGAAAAGAAAAACACAAAGACAGTGCCGGGCCTCCGGGTCCGCTCGGCTCGCAACGGCTTCCGCCGTGGCGGCCGCGAATGGTCTGGAACTACCGAGATCGCATGCAGCGAACTGACCAAGGAGCAGATCGCGCAGATCAAGGCCGAGCCGCTGCTGGTCGTCGATGACATCGAGATCGCGCTGGACGCAGGGTCCGAAGAGTAAGCGATGAGCTACTGCGCCAAAGCCGACCTATTGGATCGACCAGGCGGCGAGCGGGAGTTGATCCAGCTCACCGACCTGGACAATCTTGGCGTGATCGACGATACGGTGCTGAACGTCGCGATCGCCGACGCCGACGCGGAGATCGACGGCTATCTGATCAACTATCTGCCGCTGGCGGTGGTGCCCGCCAACTTGAAGCGGTTGGCCTGCGACATTACCCGATATCGGCTGTATCGCGAGCAGGTGACGGACCGCGTCAAGGACGATTACGACAATGCGATCAAGTATCTGGAAAAGGTCGCGACCGGGAAGATCAAGCTGGCGCCGGACACCGCCGGCTCCCTGCCGGAAGTTGCCGGCGGCACGGCGGAGTTCAGCTCCAGCCCGTCGGTATTTAGCCGGGATAGTTTTTAATCATGCTGGTCGAGCTGGAACAGGAACTGATCGCCGCCGTGAAGCTTTCGCCGATCGCGGCGAACCTGCGCGAAGTGGCGGTCATGCCGGATGGCGACGGCGCTACGGTGGTGAAACGCTTCGCGAGTTCTGCGCCGGCGGTTTATACCGTCGCCGGCCCTGTGGGTTATGGTGATGCGTATGCCGAGGTCCGCTTCGATCTGATCTGCATCGCCCGCAATGCCCGCGGCGTCGAAGCCTCCCGGCATGGCGATGCGCAGACGATAGGCTTATACCAGATCATCGACACCCTGGCTTCCTATCTGGACAGTTTGAAAACGACCAGCACGGTCTGGTCGGCAAAAAGCGCGGACTTCGCCAAGGGCGCTGTCTGGCTAAACAGCGGGCTCCAGGCAGGCAGTTTGCAGTTGACGGCCAAGGCGACGAATGCGGCGATCAATGACACCGCCCTGGCAGCCATGGCCGACTTCGCGACCTTCCATGCCGATTACGATGTGGACCCGCACCAGACGCAGGCCGAGCATCAAAAATGGATCGCCGAGCCGCCGGTTTATACGGCGAGCCGGCCCGAATTGACTGACGATTTAACCAACTTGCAGGATTGAGATGATTATTGGACAACCTGTTTCAATACGCCCTCTGAATGGCGCGGTCGTGAAAAAACCGGACGGCTCCAATCTGTCTGCGGGTGGCGAAATTGTTCGGGGAAGCCCCTATTGGCAGCGGCGGGTAGCGGACGGCAGCGTGGAAGTCATCGGCGCGGGCTTGATCCGAAATCCACCAATTGGCGAGCGGGCGATTACGCTGTATGGCGCGCTTGCTGACCGGCCGCCTGCGCCTGAATTTGGCAAAAAGTCGTGCGAGATCATAACGGATAAGATTTACATCAAATGCACATCGACTCAAGGCTGGTGGTTCAGCGATGGTTACAGCGATTCTGTCGATGATCGCCCTGCCGCGGCCGATCTAGGCATCGGCAATTGGCGGACGGCGGACGGATCTTATTCGGTCTCCAACGGGACGATATGGGGAGATGGAGGTATTACTGCCATCGAAACTGCTGCACTTTTGGCTGCTAATGCTAAGACGGCCGCCGAGGCTGCTAGGGATGCGGCTATCATTGGCGCTGGCGTTTACGTTGACGAACCAACTGGGCGCGCTGCTGTGGCGGATGGGGTTGCGTTCAAGGTGCAGGGTTCTGGTGATGTTGCCGCCTATGAGTACCGACGTGTTAACGCTAGTAGTTCTACATTGATTGCCATTTACCCTAGCGCAAACTCCCAATATATCGGCAAAGTCATGCCTTTAGAATCGGGCTATGTCTGGGCAATCGTCGATACTCTGGGCCAGGCGGCACTCATGATCGATGCAGCGGGAGCCGTGCATATGCCAAAGTTTTCTGTGCAATCGGCGACAGAGTTGCAGGCGCTGTTACCTCAGTCTGTCATCAAAGATTCCGGTTATGCCTGGGCAGTAGTGGACAGCACCGGAAAAATCGGCCTGGCGATTACCAATGAAGGCAAGGTCATAGGAGATTTCCCGGTGGCCGTTGTTGCAGGGTCTGAATATCTTCAACCCAGTAAAAATCTCTATTTCATTGGCGACAGCCTGACCGCAGGCGCGGGGTCGCAAACGACATGGCGTCAAGCACTCGTGGCCTTAATATCGGCGCGCACTCATGTCACACAGGCGGTCGGCGGCGAAACCTCGACGCAACAAGCGGCGAAATTTGGCGCCTATGTGAGCTTATTGACGCTGACCGGTAATCAAATCCCAGCCAGCGGCGGTGTTGCGGTGACATCGAGAACCATCGATGTTTTGTCTGCGCAAGGTACCCAAACCATTGTAGGCTCAATTGCAGGCATTCCTGGAACATTGAGTCGTGACGGAAGTGGCAACTATACCTTTACCAGGACAACGGCAGGAAGCGTGGTTAACGTCGGCGCCAAGATGCCGTTTATCCCCGACATTAGTACGCATGATCGCGATACTTTATTGATCTTCATTGGTCGTAACAATCTTGGGACCCCCGATGACGTTAAGCGTGATATTGCGTCTTGTGTTGGCAAACAGACGACCATCGAAAAGCGATTCCTGATTCTTACCCCGCCAAACGGAGGCACATTAACCAGCGGTCAATCGACAACAGAAGGCACCGGTTCGTCAACGCTCACGAATATCAAGGCGATCGAGGACTGGGCGGTGCAGACATACGGCGATCGCGTGATAAAAATCCGTGAATTTTCGTTCCAGTTCAACAATGGCAGCGCCGATGATTTGGCCGATGTTGCTAAAGAGACCGTGCCGCGTTCGTTGCGTATCGATAGCGTGCACTTCACCACCGCATTTCATGCCCAAATTGCCGCTTATGTGGCGTCCGAAATTAATAGAAGAGGTTGGTAAAGATGGGTCAAAAAATAGTGTTGTCAGATACGACGTTTACAGGAACCGGACTTCAAAAACTGAGGGACGATTATTTGTTAATAGATGGGTCCCTGTTTCTTTTCGATCCTGGGCATTCGCTTGGAGGATTTACAGGGATTCCAGGGGCGGCTTCTGCCATACCAAACGTGGCATGGAAACAGGCTGCCGAGTTACTAGGCTCCGGTTCGCAAGCATCGTTGTCTGGTGTCGTTTCCTCCACAAACCCTAATGAAGCCACGAAGATGCTTACGGAGCGCACCGGAAAAGGCGGCGTGCATGGATTAGTGAGCCATGTTAACCAAACGGCGGGGTTGAATTTTTGGGGGGTAAACTTTCCAGCTGCTATTCGTGATTATGTCCACGGCAACCCAACCCGTTCTTATTACTTTTCAATTTGGTATGCTGTAACAAGGGCCGCGCTATCCTCCGCATCGGTTCAGTCTCCATTTCATTTCGCACCCAGCACGACCAATTTCTTATTCTACGCGGCGGCAGGTATACCTAGTTGTGCGGGCTCAAATAAAGGCCGAGATGCAGCTCATACAGAGGATGTTTCAGCGGTGCCACTTGAAAAAGTGCATCTGACGATTAATCCATCTGGAATCTCAGGTTCTGGACCTGGAGCGACAGACAATATCACCCTCGTTGTCGGTAACTTCGGTGCTTGGGGTGGCTTTAACCAAAACAAAGCGCCTAGCCGAATACTCTATCGAGCTTATGCCGAAGATCTGACTGCGTCTGGGCGGACATATGCCCAGGTAAAGGCTATCGATGACGCCTTATATGCAGCGGCCTTTGCAGCGGGTGGCAAATTCTACAACGACACCTACACAGACCCTGCAACTTTTCCATAGGAGTGCGGCATGATTTTAGGCCAACCCATCATAATAAAACCTGTCACAACAGCTCTAGTCCGCAAGGAAAACGGCCTGCAATTGCTGCCCGGCGGAGAAACCGTAATTGCCTCCAACTACTGGCTACGCCGCCTGAATGCCGGCGATATCGAGATCGTCACGTCGGACGATGCCGTAACCACAAAATCAAAACCCAAAGGCTAAGCCATTATGCCCGATAACATCCCATTTTTAACCATCCCCCTCGACTGGCGCGTCCCCGGCGCCTATGCCGAGATCGATCACACCAAGGCCGTGCGCGGCCTGCCGGTGATGCCGCACAAGATGCTGGTGTTGGGCCAAAGGCTGTCTACCGGCACCGTGGCCGCAGGCGTGTTGACCCGCGTCAGCCGCAAGGAAGACGGCGTCAATTATTTCGGGCGCGGCTCGATGCTGGCGCAGCAGATCGAGGCGGCGTTGCGGGTCAACCCGTACACCGAATGCTGGGCACTGGCGCTCGACGACCTGGTCGCGGGCGTGGCGGCGGCGCAGACGATCACCCTGACCGGTGCGGTCACCGCCTCGGGCACGCTCTATCTATACATCGGCGGCCGGCGGCTGTCGGTGCAGGTCGTTGCCGGCGAGACGATGACCAACATCGCAACGGCGGTGGCGGCGGCGATCAACGCGGATCCGGACGGCGCGGTGACGGCCACCAACGCGTTGGGCGTGGTTACCTGCACGGCGCGGCACAAGGGCGTCGATGGCAACGATATCGATTACCGGGTCAACTATTACAGTGGCGAGTTCCTGCCGACCGGTCTGGCGGTGGCGTTTGCATCAAGCGTTACCGGCACCGGCAATCCGGACGTTTCGGCGGCGATCTCGGCGATGTCGACGATGAATCCGTACACGATCCTATGCGGCTGGACCGACACCGCCAACATCCAGCAGCTTGAAGCCGAGCTGGACAGCCGCTGGGGCGGCATGGACATGCGCACCGGGCATGTGTTCGCGCACAAATCCGGCAGTTATTCGACGCTGGCCGCTTACGGCTCGGCGCGCAATTCGGCGCACACGACCTTTAGTGGACTGTACAAATCGCCGACTCTGCCGTGGGTCATCTCGGCACAGTTCGGCGCGGCGGTCGAGTTTGCCGGCGCCAACGATCCGGCGCGGCCGTTCCGCTCGATCAGCCTACCGAGTGTGCTGGCTCCGGTCGAGGCAGACCGCTTTACCGATACCGAGCGCAACAATCTGCTGCATGATGGAATCTCGTCGATCATCGTCGACCAGGCCGATGCGGCGATGATCGAGCAGGTCATCACCACGTATCAACAAAACAGTTTCGGCGTTGAGGATGTGTCACTGCTGAAGCTGAATACTAAATGGACCGTGGATTATATGAGGTATGCGTTCCGCGTGGCGGTGCTGCGCGATTACCCGCGCCATAAACTGGTCGGCGACGACGTGCTCGGCAAGATCCAGCCTGGGCAGCCGATCACGACGCCGAAGCTGATCCGCAATACGCTGATCGCGGCGTCGGCCGATCTGGAGCGCGCCGGCCTGCTGGAGGACCTCGACCAGTTCATCGCGGACTTGATCGTGGTGCGCTCGACAAGCGACGTCAACCGCGTCAACGCGATCATCCCGCCGAATACCGTCAATCAGTTCGACGTGTTCGCGGCGGCGGTTCAATTCATTCTCTAGGAGTCGATCATGGCACAAGTAACGGGCCGCGTCTTTATCACCGTCGCCGGCAAGCGCTTGGCGTCTAAGGAAGGCGCTAAATTGATGTACGGCGGCGTCTCGCGCGAAACCGTTGTCGCCGATACCGGCGTGGTCGGCTTCTCGGAAAAGACCGAAGCGCCAGGCGTTGAATGCGTCATCCCGCATACCAGCGATGTGAAGCTGGCCGACTTTAGAGCCATGACGGCGGCGACCATTTCGTTCGATACCGATACCGATACCGGGGCCAGCTTTGTGCTGAACGGCGCCTGGTGCGGCAATGCGCTGGAGCTGGAGAAGGGCGAGGTCAAGCTAGTATTCGGCGCGCTGGATTGCAAGGAGGTTTGATCGTGAATGTTTTGGAAAAGCTCAAACAAAGTCATACAGCGATAAAGACGACCGATTTAGGCGCTGGCGTGGTTGTCGGTCTGCGAATACTCACCGACCAGGACTATCTGGACGCGGAAATCCAGACAAATCTGGCCATGCGTGCCGCTGGCCTGGGCGAGCTCAATATGGGCACGGCTGAGG